AGTTACTCGATTGGTAACCAGCATATCCCAGATCAAGTCAAAAGCACCAGCAAGCTAACTAAAGGCGAGTTTGTACACTTTCTTGATAACGTCTATCATTGGGCTACCAAGCAGGGGATTCGGTTATCAATACCAGCAGAAAGCGAGTATGCCGAACTACAAGCCCAGCAGGAGGCATAGTGAGTAAGATAGACCCGAGAGTGTTAAAGGAATTTGCAACAACTGATAGGCATCATCAGGTACTGGACGCTGTAATCGAGCTAGGATCAGCTAACAAGGCATCTAAGAAGTTAAAGTGCGGCAGGCGCGGAATCGATGTTATGCTGAAGCGTTTAGAAAAGCGCGCAGCTAGTAAAGGTGTATCACCGCACAGAGACTTAATACACCAGACCGCAGAGGGGTTTGACGCAAAGAGAATCTCGACCGCTTACAAAGAGGATGGAACTGTAGCATTACAGTGGGTGATTCAAGAGCCCCAGAAGCGAGATATGAAGGCCAAGATCGAAGCCATGATGGATGGCATGACTGACGATCTCAAAGGGTTTATGAAACCCACAAAAGAACCTAAAACTGTAAACTCTGACTACCTAGCCATGTATATGATTGGCGACCACAACTTCGGCATGCTCGCGGATAGCGAAACTAAGATGGATTCAGACGATTGGGACATAAAGATAGCCACCCAGATACTAATAGACTCAACGTCTAGGCTGTCAAACCGAGTAGGAAATGCTGAGGTTGGTGTTCTTCTTAATGTAGGTGATTTCTTCCATGCTGACTCTAGCTTTAACACCACCACTAAAGGCACCCCCGTTGACGTGGACAGCAGAATCTCAAGAACCTTTAAACTCGCTGGCAGGCTATTCAAAGTGCTTATTAGTAAGATGCTGGAGACCCATAAGCAGGTTGTTGTAATCAATGTCAGAGGCAATCACGATCACGACATGGCGTGCCACCTGTCTAGCTGCCTTGAGCTGCTGTACGATCAGGAGCCGCGAGTCAATGTATTACCTAATTACTCTAAGTTCATACACTATCAGTGGCACAATAATTTGTTTGTATTTCATCATGGCGATAGGATCAAACATGAGCAGATACTGCAAGCAGTGATTAAGAATCTGGATAATGAGTGGAGCCAGTCTAAAAATAGATACTGTCATCTGGGGCATATTCACCATCATACAGCGCGTGAAGTTGGCTCTATGCACTTCGAGCATTGGGGCAGCCTGACCGCCACCGATCAGTGGCATAGTGACTCAGGATACGGTGCAGAACGGTCAATGACTGCTGTGGTATATCACAAAAATAGCGGAGAAGATTCTCGCGTAAAAATTAAGGTTGGTTAATGAGTAATGTTATCAATTTTCCAAAAAGCGGAATCACTGCTACTAAGTGGTTTTGTGAGTGTGGTCATGCTCTTGAGTATTGGGTTGGCGATGATGGTAATGGTTATGGTATTTGCCCTCATTGCAACCTTGGCCAGCCTAATGAAATTAGTATCTTGGAAGGAGATGAGGAAGAATGAGCGCACTAGAAAATCAAGTCGGTGGCGACCACTACAAAAACAAAGCTATCCAGCCTATAGAGTACATAATGGCGAATGATCTGGATTTTTGTGAGGGCAACGTTGTGAAGTATATAACTCGCTGGAAAGATAAGGGTGGGGTTGAGTCTCTTAGGAAGATTAAGCACTACGTTGACTTCCTGATTGAGAGAGAAATTAAAGATGACTGAGCCAGCGTTTAAGTTTATAAATTATCCATACAAGTCGCCATTTGTAAACCACCCTGTACTCATAGAGTATACAGTTCAAAGCCACAACCTTACGCTTCCTGAGATGCTTGAGCATATACAGTCATTCCTGCAAGCGTCTGGTTATGACTTCACCAACAAATATTTGGATATAGTAGATGCCGAAGCGTAAAAAAAGCACTGTAGCTCAGGAGGTAGAGAAGGCAGCAAAGCTCCTACAGCGGCTTGTAAGACTGAAGGCAAGCGATGATAACGGATACTGCCAGTGCGTTACCTGCGGCAAGATAGACCACTACAAGGCCATGCAGGGCGGTCATTTTATACCTAGAGGCAGGACTGTATTTAAGCTATTTGAGGAAAACATCCACCCCCAGTGCCCTAGCTGTAACCTCTGGGGCATGAAGCAGGCTCACTACGTTCTAAGATACAGACAGTGGATGTTTGATTACTATGGAGAGCGCAGAGTTAAAGCTATGGAGCGTCTAGCTTGGAGGGTATCGCCTAAGTTTAACCGAGAGGAAGTTATCCAGTTTGCCCGCGAACTGAAAGAGCAGATTAAAGATCAGGAATGGCGCATAGGTGAGATGTAGCGCAGTAAAGTGTCGTATTTTTGCATTTATACGCGCAAATTTTCGTTCCATATACGAAAAAGTTATAAGCAGATTCTTTTTATTCCATAATAATATATACAAAAGGGTTACTTTTGGGTAATAACCTTGTATTGTTACACCTCAATCAAAAAACAAAGGTATTAAACAAATGACTAAATTAACTTCTAATCAAACAGCAGCTCTTGCAGTGTTTCATAACTTTATCGAATGTGAATCAGATTTTGAGTGGGGCGATTATTTCTGGATGGATGACCTAATCGAAATGCTTACCGAAAACGGTTGGGAGCGCAAAAGCGCAGAAGGAACAATAGGTAGCCTGCTCGAATCAAATGATATCGGATTGCAAGAATTTGAAATGACTGGTCACCCTGAAAAAGGTGAAAAGAGAGAAATGCTCTACATTGTTAACCATGAACCTAGCTGGGCTTAATAATCAAACCGCCCCCTACGGGGGGCAACTAAGGAGAATAATATGAAGATCAACGAATGCTGTTTGAAAGATATCAAGGCTCGAGAAGCCAAGTTGCAAGAGATAGCCGAGGGCAGGCAGTTTTTTGTATGGGCTATGGCTCTGCTAATCTTATTTGCAATTGTCGGCAACATGGAATACAGCGACTGCATTAATCTGGGGGTGTGCTAATGTCTTATAAAGTACTGAATGATGCTGTAGGGCTTATCCGAGACGAAACTCCACTGTGGGACGGAAGCTATCAGGAACTACCAGATGCAACCAAAGATGGGCTTATAGCCTTATGGTTGATCACTCACCCAACATGGATGGATGATGTATTTCCACACACAGTAAGCGACAAGCGTTTGCTGGCCCTAGAGGCCGTTTATAGCGAGGACGCTACATCTAGGATGGCTGCTGCTATGTTCCGAGATGCTGCCGAGAGAAACGCCAAGGACGTAGACAACGATGCGTATTTGTCTGAGGCTTTGGACGACTTTGAGGACATACTGGATAGCCCTGACTTCTTGGAAGAGATACGCGAGCAAATATACTCGTACCTTGAGCCAAGCATGGAAGAGCTTGTAATGGATTCCTATGCCGACCTTTGCCACCTCGACAGACTTATCATGGGGAGCCACTAATGGACGTTAAAACGCTAATTGATGAGGCTAACGCCTACGCTGACAAAGCAATTAAAAAATCTCAAGCTGATGGACTTATTAAGAGCGTTAAGCAATGGCTTAATGAGCCAGTGACAGTCTATAGGCTGCATCTCGCGATAATGACTTCATTGCTTGCTGCGTTTGTTATTTATGAGGTTATAATTTACTAGGCCGAGGTTCCCTTGACCTTTTGACCCAGATTAGTCCACTGGGGAGCCGAAACGGACTACTATTTTCAAGGCTCGTTAAAAGTCGTTGCGAGCCTTACCCCCACCCCCTCAGACCGATTTGTACTTGGCTGGGGGGTTTTTTTGTTTCATATGTTTAACAATGTATATTGCAGTGTGCATTTTTATGTAATTGAACAGTTGTGCTGCGCATTTTGCATACCATTATTGATATGAGTGGTATCGCAAACAAGCATTTCTAATCATAACTGATCGTCTATACAATGCCGCCCTAACTTACCAACAAGGGGGCAAACAGTGATAATTTACATGATAGTTTTTGTAATTCTCTCGCTTGGCGCAGTCGCTGCCGACGATCTTACATAGTTACATTTTCGTTTAAACCATGCCATAATGCCGCTAGTTCACTGACATTAGGGGTGTCAAATGGATAATTTAAACCTGACTAAATCACTTGAAG